GGATTTCTTCATGCCAAAGCAGTTATTGGCATTCTGCGCCAGCTCCGATTTTCCGTAGCCACTCTCCAGAATGAACTGCGCCAGGGAGATGGAGGCAAGGATGCCGCTTTTCTTCTGGTCTGCCGTAAACAGCGGTCCCACTTTCGCAATGACCTGTTCCTCCGTCAGACTGGTAAACTCCGTGGCCTGTGTGTTCCCGGATGCGCTGCTGCTTCCCATTGCCGCCTTGACCGCCTTGCGGAACGTATCCATTGTGTAGGAAAGTCCAAGTCCGGTCCATAAATGCTCCGGGTCGCCGTGGTTGGAGGCAATGCCCCTGCTGTGTCCTTCCTTGTGGCTCAAAATGACGCCGTCTGCGGTCGGATTCAGATTGTACTGCTTACACAGCATGGCAAACAGCTCCACAGCCGCTTCATAGGTGCGTTTCGCCACGGCCTTTGCCGTAGCGGTATCAGAGCAGGTAAAGTTTGCCCCACTCGTATATTTGATGCAGGCCGGTTCGCACATCTCCACGCCGATGTGGGTATTGTTGCCGCTGCCCTTTGTACCGGAGCCGCAGTGCCACCCACGGTGGTTCCACGGGAGCGTCTGGTACACGGTACCGTCATTGCCGTCAATGAAACTGTGGACGCAGGCTGCCGTATAGCTTGCGCTGTTCCAGCTATTGATAAATACAGATGCCTTCGGCTGCGGACAACCCACGGAATGGAGCATCAGCCCCTTTACCGTGATCTTTCTCCCTGCCGTATAGCAGGGATTCTTCGTTAAGATCGATTCTACCAGTTTCATGATTACTCGTCCTCCTTATCGCTGTTTTCCGTTTCTGCCCTGTCGTGGAGCTGCTCCAGAACGGCCTTTAACTTCTCCGGGATAGGCAGCCCCAGGTGTCCGGCGTTCTCCAGAAGGGACACACCCTCATTGGAGAGATAAAAGAAAATGACAGCCGTCCGAAGGACGCTGCCCGTTCCAATAACCTGCACATCCAGGATGTTTGCGATACCCACCAGAATGAAGATCAGCACCTTCCGGCAGATGCCCTTAAAGCCCACCTGGCTGGACAGCTCCTTGTCAGCAATGGCGCACATCACTCCCGTGACATAGTCCACCACTGCGAAAACCACCAGTGCGATCAGCAGCCCGTCGCAGCCGCCCAGGAAATAGCCGAGCCACCCTCCAACGGCTGCAAAGATGAGTTGAATCGTGTTCCAAAATTCCTTCATGTTGAAATCCTCCGTTTCTTAAATTTGTGTATGAAAAAAGCGACTGCCCGTCTGAGCAATCGCCTGTTTCCAATGCTATTAAATTTGTTTGGGGAGCCACTCCCACAGCCGCATATCCTCCTGTCCGAGCGACCACATACACATCCCCCGGAGCTTCCAGCGGTATGCCGCCTGGTTCGCCCAATAGATTAAAGAATCCACATCCTGATAGTAGAGGATGGAAAAACCGTCCGCATCACCGAGGAACAGCCTGGAAATCCAGATATTGATGTCCCTCGGTATGACCTTTGCCGTGTAGTTGTTCCCACAGGAAAGCGCCAGCAGGCTGGAATGGAAAAATTCATAATCAAGAGAAATGTCCTCACTCCGTGTCGTGCTCTCCTCCACATCGGAGGTAAGCGTAAATACCTGGAACTCTTCATCCCAGGTACAGTTGCTCCGTGTAATCCTGCCAAAGCTGGCAGAGGTTCCGTCCGGCATCTCCACATCGAAACGCTCATACGGCTCATACGTCCATGCATCCCCAAGCCGGAGCAGCTCGCACACTGTCCGGTTGTCGGAGCGGTATCCGGCAAAACCACCGAAAAAGCCGCTGACTGTTGCCGTAAACCGCAGGGTATAGGATGCACCGGAATAAACACGGATTTTTCCATTCCGTATCCGCATCTCCACCGTGTATGTGGATGGGGCTGTGCGGAGCAGGGAATCTGCCGTCCTGCCGATTTCTACGCTGTAGCTTCCGAGCAGAGTGGAACCATTGTAAAGCTCCACTGCCTGGTTTGTGATATTCAGACAGCAAAAAATATCCCCGCAGAATACACCGGCCCTGCCGCTTCCGTCAGAGGGGAAGGCAAGCCTTGCCCGCAGGTGGATATCTGAAAAGCCGCTGTACTGCCACGCAAGCTGCCCGCTTCCTTCAAGCTGTGAATACACACGAGAGGATGCGTATTCATCCTCCCGCCATACCTTCCACGAACCACTGAGAGTTGTCCAGTAGCTTTCCGGCAGGGCATTTTCATCCCGGAAATCCTCATACCAGATAAGAGCAGAATCCGGCTTCCTGCGGAGCATCTCAAGAGTCAGCTTAAAGCCCCGGTCGGGGCCGACCATGTTTCCATTCACATCCTTAAACTGTCTCGGTGCCAGGGTATAGACCGCTTCTCCTGCGGAGGGTTCTTCCGAAAATGCCGAGCATACCCGGAATCCATAAAACTGCACTCCCTTCACATCCACAGAAATGGTGATGGTGTGGGTCCCGGCAGAAAGGGAAATGCCCTTTGCCAGTGCCATCCAGAAGGTCGTCCTCCAGTACGGCCACCACAGCCTGCTCTCCGTGAAGTGCTTTGTTACGCCATCAATGGAAATGTAGATGCCGTTCTTATCCCAAAACGGATAGCACAGGCGTACCGCCACATCATAGGTTCCTGCGGTATCGATTGTGAAGCTGTATGTGGCTGCACCCTCATCACCGAGAGTCGCCATGCTGTCGGATACGGACACGATGCCGGAATAGCTGTCCGGCTTGCCGCCGCTTCTGTCAATCAGGATTTCTCCAAATTCCGCATTCTGCTGCTTGGCGTAGGCGGTCAGATAATTCCTGCGGTTGTACGTCCCCGAAAGCTGCGGATACTCATAGGAAACCGCATCCCTGCCTTCCATGTAGTCATAGACATGGGGCAGCGCCCACGGAACCTTATCGTAATCGTCCCAATAGGCCACAATAGGGATAAAGGGCTGCGGAGGGGCATCATCCGTGAAGTTGTATTTCCCGGTCATCCAGTATTTCGCCGCATAGTAGGTGTTAGAGGTTCCCCGGTAGGTCTTACCGAGGTTGGCGGGGTCATCGTAAATCTGCCAGTTCCAGCCGTAGGCGGGCATCCCCAAAAACACTTTATCTGCGTCCATGACCGTAACCGCATAATTGTAAATGCCCTCAAGCCAGCTTCTCGGAGAAACAGGTCCCGGAGCAGAACCCGCCCAAGCCATTCCATAACTCATGATGGCTGCCGTATCACAATAATTGTTCAGGTCGCCGTAAACACACCAGTTCTCACCGCCAACGGAGCCGTTGACCGAAGTCATCCCCGGCAGACAGATGTTCATGAGTTTTGTAGAGTCATATGCTTTCACGGTATTGTAGATATTCTTGAACATGGCAGTTGATTTTGCTGCTGTGGAATAGTCATCGCCTTTTTCCAGGTCGATGTCGATGCCGTCACACCAGGGATACTTCTCCATGATGCGGATAAGCTCCGACAGGAACATATCCTGCGCCCCGTCCGTGTTATCCCGCAATGCCTTGAAGATGCTGTTCGTTCCGTCATTGGCTACCGTCAGCAGCCATTTGATGTGGGGCCATTTGTTGATATAGGTACGCATGGTGGAACCGGCAGCAATGGAAACGCCGCTTTCATAAATCTCCCCGGTTGCCCTCACTTTAAAAGAAAACAGCCCGATCTGGCTGATATGGTCGCCATAATCACGGAGCGCCTGATACATACGGGTGTTGCCCATGAATGTCCACACCATGATCTGTTTTCCTTTTAAGATATCCAAACCTTTGTCACCTCCAAAAATGGGCATAAGAAAAGCACCACCCTTAACATAAGGATGATGCTTTCATTATTCATATTCATTTCGATAAACTGAAAACTATCAATCTACTACGTTTATTAGTCCTCGCTCAATGTAACTTTTAACTGCAAGGTCAATGGTTTCAAAGCATGTGTATTTAGGCTGATATTCCAATAGCTTTTTTGCTTTCTCAATACTGAATACACCGCTTCTCGCTATGTGATAGTAGGTGTGGTCACACTCCTCAGTATCGCCTTCATATTCACACCACTCTGGCCAAGGGAGAAACTTGATTTTCGGCTCGTGTCCAAAGTATTCGTATAAGTGTTTTGCATAGCCATAGAGCGTGACATGAGATGCCGCCTCAGCGTCAAAGGATTCGCCAAGAGATTGATTTCTGTGGGTAATGGACTGATAGAATACTTGTGCTACATCATATCCATGAACATGATGCAGGATTTCCTGACCAAAATTCGGCAGACATATTTCTTTTCCGTCTGCAATGTCCTGAAACACCCGCATAGATGTGTTTCCCCACGGATTGATGATTGTCCAGCCAGGACCAGAGATTTGACCGGGCATGATAATCGTAGCAGGGAAACCATACTTGCGATACTGTTCTTTCAAGTACATCTCGCTGGCGAACTTATCCTTACCGTATGCGTCCAACGGTTCCTTACGAATATCATCCGGGTCAAACGGTATGGTTTCAGCCATACCATGAGCCCAGCAAGAAGAGCAATACAGATAGTGACTCAAACCTGTTCCCCGAAATGCCTCAACCATTTTCTTCGTTTCTGCAATATTAAAATTCACAAGATCAATGATAATGTCCGGTTTCATGTCTTTCAGCTTTTCAATAAATATTGGGTCATTCTCCCGATCAAGAAGTACCCGTTCAACTCTGCTCCATGTGGGATCATCTTCATATGGCTTAGACATAGATCGAGTGACTGCAACTGTTTCGTATCCTCCCTTAATCAGCATAGGAATTAAATAGGTTCCGATATGTCCCGCCGCTCCAATAACAACCGCTTTCATGTGACACCTCCCAAAATTCCAATCTATCATACCCAAATCAGACTGAAGTTTTTTCTAATTATACTGTAAATTTGTGAATTTTTCAATCGCTGCGGCAGACTTTCATCTTGATTTCATCAGTCTATAACAATCTTATCATATACAATCAGAACTTCGCACCTCCGTCCTGCATCTGCTGAATTGCAAACAGCACCCTTGCGGATTTTCCTTCCTCCAGCGTGACCTTGTGCTTGGAATCCCACGCTGCGCTGTACTGGTAAAAGCCCTCTTTCTTCTCCGTGACGCCGTTCTTCGTACTCTCTCTTGTGCTGGCAAGCAGGGCAAGGTCATCCTCCGCTTTCAGGGCACCCGGAAAGGACACCTTCTGCCCTCCCACGCCCTGGCAGAGCGAAACGCTACCCTCCGCCATGTCGGATTTCGGATAGAGATGGATATCCAGTCCAGCCGAAGTGCCGCCCAGATTGAACAGAATGACCGTTTCCTCTGAGCGCACCACGCCGTTGTACCAGACAGGGCTTTCATTCTCCTCATCGCCGTCCCACTTCGCCAGATAACCGTCCTTCGTCTGCGGGGTATATCCCGTCACGGGCATACCCTCCTGCAGCATCAGGTCGGTAAACCATACCGTGCCGGAGCAGTCCGTAAGGGTAGGCTTTACGGTAATGCTCACGACTCTTTTTTCCTGGTGCTTATTGATGACCTCTGCAAGACGGACAAAGGATGACCTACCCATCGAGGCTCCACTGTATCTCGCTTGGGTGACCTACCCATCCCGTAGCGATGCCGCCGCCCTGCAGGAGCAGGTCGGTAATATAGATTTTCCCCGTGCAGTCATACAAAAACACACGGACGGTTATGCTCTTAATCCGTTCCCCATAGCTTTCCGGCGTAATCTTTGCGGATGTATTTGTGAAATAAACCATTCGTCCTCACAACCTCCATATCATTCATTTCCGTGCAAGCACGAAAAGCTCATTCATTCCGGTGTTCGTCCTCTCCCCAAAAAGCCATACGGCTTTCCGGGGACCCCAGTTTTCTCAATACAAATCAATGAATCTCGTTTCCGCTGTTCCGTCCTCATACTCGATCACAACCTCAATCCCGACCTGGGAATCATCAGACAGCTTCTTTAAATCCTCTGAAGCGATCTGCGCCGAGATGGTATAGCAGGAACGGTTGGCAGGATATACGGTCTGTGCGAGGGATAAAGCCATGCCTGCCACGCCCTCCGCCTTGAAGGACGCCGTGCCGCTTGCCCCGTTTTCCCCGTCCGCTTCAAATCCGCTGCTTACCCAATAGGCAAGCCCGTCATCGGCACGGGAATTGCGTAACAGGTTAAACGGCACCATTTCCTTCAAATCTGTGGCGGAGATCACGCTTGTTCCCTCCAGCGTGTCGGCGGCGTTGTCCCACTGGCTGGCAGAACTTGACAGGTTCTTCAGAACCGTTGACAGTTCCAGCACCGTATTCCACGGCTCCTGCAGGTTGTATTCCCGCCGCACCAGCCTTGTGGTGATGGAAAGTCCCAAATCCTCATCCTCCACATGGATGTAATCGCCAAGCGCCCAGGTTTCATGCTCATAAGCCGTCAGGACGGATAAGTCCATCGCATTCAGTACATAGGAAACCGTGGGCCTGCTGTAATCCGCAAGGCGCATCCTCGCATACTCCAGCATCTGATACGGGTTGGTAAAGGAGGAACAGTCCAGGGAGGAAATCCGCACCTCTTTGGAGTAGGTAAAGTCCTCCACATAAGGCTTTCCGCCGTTGATGTCAGCAAAGGTCATGCCATCCGCTCCTGTGGCATACAGCCTCG